GTTCCCTAACCCAGCCCGCGAGCGGCGATCTTTGCTGCCGCCTGGATCTTGCGCGCCTCGCGCACGAACTGCCGGCCGCCCCGGCTCGTCTGCTGCGGCACCTCCAAGCCACCGGCGACGTCCATTCCGTGCAGCAGGGCACGCCGCAATCCCGCGCCAGCGTCTTTCGGCGGCTGCGCGATCTCCGTGCCTGGCTCGCCTGCGCTGGCCTGAACCCGAGCACCACTGCCGCGTACGAACGCGTCGATCAAACCGCTGAGACTGATTCGGCCCCTCGTACGTAGAGGGAGAGTGAAGGGCATTGCGCAGGAGGAGCCACGCATGAGTACCGCTGAGTTTGCCGCCGAGACTTTCGGCCGCCCCTATGTCCCAGACCTACCGTTCATGAGCGAACGGGATTTCTACCGCGCCGTCGCCGCGGCCACGCCAGGCAGCAGCGTCACTTACCATGTCGGCATGCTGGCTGTGGACCGCGATCTCCTGGCGACGTCGCTGTCGTCCGAGCAGCGGCGCACCGTGCATGAAATCGCCCATCGCGCCGCGCAGCTGGCGGCGACGGGCTGGGGCTTCCTGGTGCAACGGCGCCTCGGCACGGCGCGCTTTGCCTATGAGCTGGTGATCGCCCGCCGTCCGCTGAGCAAGCGCAGCGCGCGCGCCATGCTGACACCGCCCGAGCTGCTCGCGGAGGCCGCATAATGTCGCAGCACATCTCCAACCGCCCGACGCTCGCCGACATCCGCCACATGCCCGTGGGCGACGTCATCGCGCTGCCATCCAGCCACCTGGCCCTGCTGCAAGCCGATGTGCGGGATGCGCTCAATGCCGCCAAGCAGCTTCAGGAGTGGATCGAGGCCGCCATCACCCTCCGCTACGAGCAGCGCGCCATCGCTGTCAGGGCCGGCGCCGGCAAGGACACCGGCACCATCCGCTTTCAGGATGGCGCGGTCGAGGTGGTCGCCGACCTGCCCAAGAAGGTCGAGTGGGATCAGGCGCAGCTCGCCGCCATGGCCGACCGCATCCGCGCCGGCGGCGAGGACCCCGCCGAGTATCTGGAGGTGAGCCTCAAGGTCCCGGAGCGGGCCTATGTCGCCTGGCCCGAGCGCATCCGCCAAGCCTTTGAGCCGGCCCGCACCGTCCGGTCCGGGCGGCAGACCTTCAAGCTCACCCTCAAGCAGGAGGCGGTGTGATGGCGCTTCGTATCGTCACCGCCGATGAGCGGCTATCGGCAGCCGCCAACAAGACCACCGTGGCCCTGTTCGGGCCAAGCGGGTCAGGTAAGACCACGCAGCTCAAGACGCTGCCGGCTGCCGAGACCGTCTGCATCGATCTCGAGGCCGGCCTCAAATCGGTGCAGGACTGGCGCGGCGACAGCATTCCCGTGCGCTGCTTCGACGACGCCGTCGACCTTGCCTGCCTGATCGGCGGGGTGAACCCGGCAGCCGATCCGAGCGGGTTCTTCTCGGAGGGGCACTATCAACACCTTGCCGCGGCGCATCCCGACCTGGTGCGGCTGATCGCCAGCAAGTCGATCGTCTTTCTCGACAGCATCACCGACCTCACCCGGCAGGCCATGGCCTGGGCCAAGACCCGGCCGGAAGCCTTCTCGGAAAAAACCGGCAAGCCCGATACCCGCGGCGCCTATGGCCTGCTCGCCCGGGAAGTCATCGGCCTGCTGAAACACCTCCAGCACGCGCCAGGCAAGACCACGATCATGGTCGGCATCCTGGAAAAGCACACCGACGAGTTCGGCAAGGTCACCTGGCAGCCGCAGATGGAGGGCGGCAAGGCCGCGCGCGAACTGCCGGGCATCGTCGATCAGGTCCTGACCCTCGCGCAGTTCTCCCGCGCCCAGGACGGCACGCTGCAACTCGACCCGCAGCGCGGCACCGAACGCCGCCTCGTCTGCCGGGCCGGCAACCGCTTTGGCCTGCCGGCCAAGGATCGCTCCGGCCGGCTCGACGAGACCGAGCCAGCGGACCTCGCCGCCCTCCTCCGCAAAATCAACGCCACCAGCACCAACCAGGGGTAATGCCATGACCTATGACATGAACGATGCCGAACTGCCGCGCGGCTCCGACCTGATCCCGGACGGCAGCTTCGTGAAGGTCATCATGCAGCTGCGCAAGGGCGGGCTGGATGGCCAGGGCGAGGCCGATCGCGGCCTGCTCAAGGGGACCAAGACGCCGGGCAGCGACGTCAAGATGCTGGATTGCGAGTTCACCGTCACGGTCGGCCCGCACATCCGCCGCAAGTTCTGGCAGACCTTCACCGTCTCGGGCGGGAAGCTCGATGAGCAGGGCGTCTCGATCGGCTGGAAGATCTCCAAGGGGGTCTTTCGGGCGATGATCGACAGCGCGCTCGGCCTGGACCCCCAAGATATGAGCGAGCCGGCGAAAGCCAAGCGCATGCTGCGCGGCCTCTCCGACCTGCAGGACATCACCTTCGCGGCCAAGGTTCGGGTCGAGCCCGCCAACGACCCTCGCTATTCCGACAGCAACCGGTTGGACCGGGTCGTGCTGCCGGGCGAGCCGGAATACGCCAAGGTCATGGCGGGCGAAGCTGTCCCGGCAGCGCCGAGCAACCGGCCAGCGCGTTCCCCCGCCGCTGCCCCGGGCACGCCACCGGCCTGGCAGAGCCCGCCCGCCACAACGCCTGCAGCGCCTGCGGCGCCTGCCGCGCGCCTATGGGAGCGACCAGCCGCCGCCGCCCCGACCGCACCGCCGGCGCCCGCCACCGACGGCCCTAGCTGGCTGAACGGCTGATGCCGCCATGGCCCGCCGCCGCTGGCGCCAAACCCCATCCCGTCCGTCGGCCGCTACCCAGCGGCCGCGGATTGGCGGCAGCACCCCGGCCGATCAGGTCCGCCGGCTCACCTGCGCCCTCTGCAGCCGGCAGACGCGGGGCTTTGGCTACGTCCATGGCATGCAGTTGGGCGAGGTCCCGCACTACCGCTTTTGCTCGATGCGGTGCTGTGAGGCCGGCGGCGCCCTCGCTCAGCGGAGGGGCGGCGTGATCGACAAGACGGCCATGGAGGAACGGGCGATCAAGGACGCCCGCCGGCCCTTTGCCGAGGTGCTGGCAGAGCTGGACCTCATGGCGCCCTTTCAGAACCGCAGCGCCGCGGAAATCGATCGGCTGATCGAGGCCTGCATCGACGGCTTCCAGGCCTCGATGCAGCGCCAGGCCGCCGAGCGCGATCCGATGAACGACGAAATTCCCTTTTGAGGTGCCGATGCTGCTCGATCTGAACCACGGCTCCGGGCTGGTCTACGGGGGCGAGGATGCGCCGCTCGCGGAGGCAGGCCAGCGGATCAACCACCACATCAACACCGCCCTACTGGCCCGCCAGGGTCGCCAGGTGCCGCGCGACTATCTCGGCGGCAGCCGGGTCGGCGAGCCCTGCGCCCGCAAGCTGGTCTACGAAGTCAGCCACACCCCCAAGGAGCACGACTTCGAGCCAGCCATCCTCCGGGTATTCGACGCCGGCCATGAATTCGAGGCGCTGAGCATCCGCTGGTTACGGGAGGCCGGCTTTGATCTCCGCGATCGCGGCGCAGATGGCCGGCAATTCGGCTTTGTCGCTGCGGGCGGCAGGCTCCGCGGCCATGCCGACGGCGTCATCTTCAACGGCCCCGATGTTGGCATCGTCTGGCCGGCACTCTTTGAGAATAAGGCGCTTGGGCAGAAATCCTGGACCGAGGTCGTCAAGCGCGGCGTCCGCGTCGCGCGCCCCGTCTATTTCGCGCAGGTCCAGCTCTACATGGCCTACTTCCATCTGGAAGTGGCGCTGTTCACGGCGCTGAACCGCGACACGCTCGCGCTCTACCACGAAGTCGTGCCCTTCGATGTCGGCGAGGCACAACGACTCTCGGATCGAGCGGTCGACATCCTGCGCGCGGCTGACGCCGGCGAACTGCCACCGCGCATCGCTCAGAACCGCGACTTCTACCTCTGCCGCTTCTGTCCCTACGCAACCCACTGCTGGGAGGCCAACCCATGAGCTTCACCCCATCCCCGCAACAGGCGGACGCCATCCGCGCCATCGTGGATTGGTTCGAGCACCGCACGCACCTGCAACAGGTATTCCGGCTCTTTGGCTATGCCGGCAGCGGCAAGAGCACCGTCATCAACTATGCCATCCAGGCGATCGGCCACGTACCGATGTCGCGCGACAACGCCTTGGGCGGTGGCGTGCTCTTCGCCGCCTTCACCGGCAAGGCCGCGCTGGTAATGACCCGCAAGGGCACGCCCGCCTCCACCATCCATTCGCTGATCTATCGCGTCTCCGAGGCAACGCCCGAGGAGATCGAGCGGGTCGAGCGAGAGCTCTTTGATCTGCAACGTGGCCTCCAACGCATGGGACCAGCCGAGCGCGCCTTTGCCGAGATGCAGATCAGCAAGCTGCAGTTGCGCCTGGCCGATATCCACAAGCCGATCTTCCTGCTGAATGAGCAATCGTTGCTGCGCGACGCGGACCTCATCGTGCTCGACGAGGTATCGATGGTCGGGCCCGAGATGGCCGCCGACCTGCTGGCCTTCGGCAAGCCCATCCTGGTGCTGGGCGATCCCGGCCAGCTGCCACCGATCAAAGGAACCGGCGCCTTCACCGAGGCAAAGCCGGATATCATGCTGACCGAGATCCACCGCCAGGCCGGCGAGAGCGCGATCATCCGCCTCGCCACCATGGCGCGGCAGGGCATCGATATCCCACCCGGTGAGCATGATGCCCATGTCTGGAAGCTGCCGCGCAGCGCCGTGCGGCCCGAGCAGATGCTGCGCGGGGGGCAGGTCATCTGCGGCCGCAACGACACGCGGCGCTGGCTCAACAGCCAGATCAAGCTGGCCGCGGGCTTTCCCGCGCCCTATCCGGCGGGCCAGGACGAGAAGCTCATCTGCCTCAAGAACCGCCACGACCTCGGCCTGGTCAATGGCATGTTCCTGTCACTGGCAGAAATCCAGCACGAGAGCGATCTGGCCTTCTCGGCCACCGTGACCACCGAGGATGGCGTCGCCATTTCCGGGCGCTACCGCTTCTACAAGGGCCATTACGACGACCACGTCCGGTACGACCGGGAGCGGCTGGCCCGAGACTACCGGGAAATGCGCGGGTTGATCGAGAGCAGTTGGGGCTACGCCATCACCTGTCACAAGGCGCAGGGCAGCCAGTGGCAGAACGTTATCGTCTATGATGATGGGCTGAGCCGCACGGCCGAGGAACGCAACCGCTGGCTCTACACCGCCATCACGCGCGCCGAGCGCGGGCTGGTGATCCTTGATTGACCTCAACGACGCGCCAGTGGCGACCCATCCGGTCCGCTACGACCTCAACGCGATCGTGGCGCGGTTGCGGGACACCGCCCAGGCCTGGGTGCCTGGTCTGTTTCCGAACGGCCGCCGCCAGGGTGATGAGTGGCGGCTGGCCAACATCCACGGCGCGCCGCCCCGCAACTCCGGCTCCTGCGTCATCACGCTGCGCGGCGAGCATGCGGGGAACTGGCACGACTTCGATGGCAGCGAGGGCGGCGGACCACTGTCCTCGCTCGCTCACGGCACCGGTCTCAGCGATCGCGCGCTCTTTGCCCATGCCGCCGATATGACGGGCTGGACGCCCAGCAGCCCACCCCGGCAGGCACCACCGCCAGCCGCACGCGGCAAGCGTGACGCCTCCGCCGAGATCGCCCATATCCTCAAGGAGGCCGTCCCGCTCGCTGGCACGCCGGCCGAGCGATATCTGGCCGGGCGCGGGCTCGCCATGCCCGGCGATGCCGACCTGCTGTTCCACCCAGACCTCACCAATTTCGAGAACCGCATCGGTTTTCCCGCCATGATCGGGCGGGTCCGCGACGGCAATGACAGGATCGTGGCGCTGCACCGGACCTATCTCGCCGGGGATGGCGAGACCGTCGGCAAGGCCCCGATCGACAAGCCGCGGCTGATGCTCGGCCCGACCGGCGGCGGGACCGTGCGCTTGGCGCCCATCGGGCCCGCTGGCGTGCTCGGGCTCTGCGAGGGCATCGAGACCGGCCTCGCGGTCATGACGGCCTGTCCGGGCCTGCCGGTCTGGGCGGCGCTCTCCACCAGCGGCCTCGAGCACGCACTGCTCCCGCCGGAGGCGCGACGCATCGTCATTCTGGCCGACCACGACGCCTCCGGCGCCGGCCTGCGCGCCGCCGAGGCCACTGCCGCCAAGCTCCGCCTCGAGGGACGCGCCGTCTGTATCGTCCTGCCACCCGCCGAGGGCTATGACTTCAACGACATGCTCCAGCGCGACGGGGCCGCCGCTATCAGCGTCCTGGTCGATACCGCGCTGCGCCAGCCGGCCGCACCGTCACCGCCAGCCCAGTCCGAGACCGGCCGGCACCTGCCGATCGGCTTTGTCGAGCCCCAGCCGCCACTACCCCAAGCACGCAGCGATGAGGGCAATCTCGATCGCGCCACGGCCCGTGCCTGGTACTTGCTGCTGGCCGCCAACCGCACGCCTTGGCTGTTTCGCCTCGGCGGCGAGCCGAACTGGGTGGTGCCGGATGACGACGGCCGTCCAGCCGCCATGCCCGTCCGGGAGGAACGGCTGCGGCACATGCTGGCCAAGCTGGCCGATTGGCGAAAGATGACCGTCAAAGGCGATCTGGTTCCCACACCGCCGCCGACCGGGCTGGTCAAATCCCTGATCGCCACGCCGGATCCCGCACTGCCCGTGCTGGCCGGCATCGTCACCGCGCCGGTCTTTGGCCGCGGCGGCGTGCTGCTGACCACGCCGGGCTATCACCCCGATGCCCGACTGCTCTACCAGCCCCCGCCCGGCTTTGTGCTGCCGGACGTACCGGTGCGACCGTCGCAGCCGGATATCGACGCCGCACGCGCCCTGTTGCTCGATGACCTGCTCGGGGATTTCCCGTTCACCGGCGAGGCCGAGCGCGCCCACGTCCTCGCGCTGCTGCTGCTGGGCTTTGTCCGGCCGATGATTGAGGGGCCCACGCCCCTGCATATGATCGAAAAGCCCACGCCCGGCACCGGCGCGACGCTCATGGTCGATGCCATCGCCACCATCCTCACGGGCACCAGCGCCTCCGTCATGACCGAAGGGCGCGACGAGGATGAATGGCGCAAGCGCCTCACCGCCAAGCTGCGGCAGCTGCCAGTGCTCCTGCTGATCGACAATCTCCGCCAGGAACTCGACAGCGCAGCCCTGGCCGCCGCGCTCACCGCCCCCGCCTGGGAGGATCGGTTGCTCGGCGCCTCCGACATGATCCGGCTGCCCGTGCGCTGCGCCTGGGTCGCCACCGCGAACAATCCGACCGTCTCGCACGAAATCGCCCGCCGCCTGGTCCGCATCCGCCTCGACGCCCGCACCGACCAGCCCTGGCGCCGCGACGGCTTCCGGCATCCCGATCTGATGGTCTGGGTCCGCAGCAACCGTGCCCGGCTGGTCGCCGCCTGCCTGACCCTCTGCCGCGCCTGGATCGCCGCTGGACGGCCCCGTGGCCCCCGCAGCCTCGGCAGCTTTGAAGGCTGGAGCAACACGCTCGGCGGCATCCTCGACGTGGCCGGCGTTGCCGGTTTCCTCGCCAATCTCGATGAGGTCATGGAAGCCTCAGATACCGAGGGAAACGCCTGGCTCGGCCTTGTGGTGACCTGGTGGGAGCGATTCGGCACCGCAGAGGTCAGCGTCAGCGATCTCTTTGGCTACGCGCAGCTGGTCGATCCGCCCCTGCCGATCAGTGCCAAGGACGATGGCGGTAAGCGCGTACGCCTGGGCCTCGCCATTCGAAAGCTCCGGGACCGCGCATTCCGAGTCAGCGATCAGATCGTGCACATCCGCGCCGCCAGCCCCGTGAACGGAGCGCAACGCTGGCGTCTGATACCGGCCACGGCCGCCAATGATATGAGGGTTATGAGGGTTGCAGGAGGGTTGAACGCCAACCCTAATATAGCAACAATCCCCGATAAACCTGGTGTTCATGAGGGTTATGAGGGTTATGAGGGTTTCTCTAACCCTTACGCATGCGCGCGCGCACACATACGTGCAGTAGAGGCCGGAAAACCCTCAGAACCCTCAGAACCCTCAGAAAGTCGCGGTCAAAGCTGGGTTTCCGGCCATGAGGGTTGCCGGGAGAGTTCTGGCCAACCCTCAGAACCCTCAGCCTTGAACGAACCCGCCTGGCTGGACGGCGTCCCATGACGGCGCGCCCGAACATCCGCGGCCCACCCCGATAGCCGGCCCATCCCCAGAAAGCCGGGCGACGACGGCGTGCTCCGCCAAGAACCCAACCGTCGCCGCCCTCACCACGACCGTCCCCTTTCGGAGGCCATCATGGCTCTGCTGACTCTCCCCATGCCCGAAGCCCTGGCAAGTGGGCCGCCCGCCACGACACCGCGACCCAGCACCACCCGTCGCCACGCCACCCTGGCGCTCGATCTCGGCACCACCA